CGAAGGCTCTTATTATGATAAAGATGCCGCAGACTATGCGGTTTCTTTTATACAGGCTCTCTCACATACAAAAGGCTCCTGGGCAGGTAAACCTTTTGAGCTAATTGACTGGCAGGAGCAGATTGTCCGTGACATATTCGGCATTCTTAAGCCTAATGGTTACCGTCAGTTCAATACTGCATATGTGGAGATTCCAAAGAAGCAAGGCAAATCAGAGCTTGCTGCAGCTATTGCTCTTTTATTGACCTGCGGTGACGGTGAGGAACGTGCCGAAGTATATGGTTGTGCGGCAGATCGCCAGCAGGCTTCTATTGTTTTTGAAGTAGCAGCCGACATGGTACGGATGTGCCCGGCACTGTCCCGGCGCGTAAAGATACTGGCTTCAACAAAGCGACTGATATATCTTCCAACTAACAGCTTCTATCAGGTGCTGTCAGCTGAGGCCTATTCCAAGCACGGCTTCAACATCCACGGTGTGGTGTTTGACGAACTGCATACCCAGCCCAACAGGAAGTTGTTTGATGTCATGACAAAGGGTTCTGGCGATGCAAGAATGCAGCCGCTATATTTTCTCATCACCACTGCTGGATCCGATACCCAGAGCATCTGCTATGAAACACATCAGAAGGCGCTGGACATTTTAGAGGGAAGAAAACATGATCCTACTTTCTATCCCGTGATATATGGTGCCAAGGAAGAGGATGATTGGACTGATCCAAAAGTATGGAGGAAAGCAAATCCTTCCCTTGGAATTACGGTTGGAATTGACAAGGTTCGGGCGGCCTGTGAAAGTGCAAAGCAGAATCCGGCCGAAGAAAACAGCTTCAGACAGCTCCGTCTTAATCAGTGGGTTAAACAAGCTGTACGTTGGATGCCAATGGCAAAGTGGGATGCCTGTGCATTCCCGGTTGATGCTGACAGCTTAGAAGGGCGGGTATGCTATGGTGGGCTTGATCTTTCCTCTACAACGGACATTACAGCTTTTGTGCTGGTATTCCCACCACAGAACGAGGACAAGTATGAGATACTTCCATTTTTCTGGATGCCGGAGGATAACATTGATCTCCGAGTACGTCGTGACCATGTCCAGTACGACCTCTGGGTAAAACAGGGACACCTTATGACGACAGAAGGAAATGTTGTGCATTACGGCTTTATTGAAAGCTTTATTGAGCAACTCGGAATGAAGTATAACATCCGGGAAATTGCCTTTGACCGATGGGGAGCTGTTCAGATGACACAGAACCTTGAGGGTCTCGGGTTTACAGTCGTTCCTTTCGGACAGGGCTTTAAAGATATGTCTCCACCTACCAAGGAACTAATGAAGCTGACACTTGAACAGAAAATTGCCCATGGTGGTCACCCTGTACTCCGTTGGATGATGGATAACATCTACATCAAGACTGATCCAGCTGGGAACATAAAGCCGGATAAGGAGAAGTCAACTGAAAGGATTGATGGAGCTGTTGCTACCATTATGGCTCTTGATAGAGCAATTAGGAATGGTAATAACACAGAAGGGTCGAGCGTTTATGATGAAAGAGGTCTACTTATTATTTGATTTAATATGATGGTGTTGGACATTTTATGATATTATATTTAAAAAAAGAGGTTTGATCAAATGAGCGAAGATAAACTGATGAGCGAAAATAAACTGAAAAAATATCTAGGGGATAAGTACACAGATAATCCCATTATCAATTTCCTATTATATTGGTCAATTGGAAACGATACATGTCCAACACCAAAGAGGGTATTTGGTAAGGAATATAATGACTTATCAATGGAAGAAAGAGAAAAACTGAAAGCTATAAAGAATGAATGGCGAAAGATGAATGATCTAGATTGCATTTGGCTTGATGGGGACTTAAATGCAGACACCATTTTTTCATTATGGACGCCGCTTAAAATGGTTTTAGAGTGCTTAACAGATAAAAAATTTTATAAGGTGGATAAGTATAGTTTGAACCCGAACAATCACTTAGAGGATATTATGAAAAATATTGATACTTACTTACCACGAGGCGATCAATTAGTGGAAGAACTATACAAGCTAGCTTCATTAGCTTCAACAAGAGCCAATGTAATGAGGTTACATAATCGCGGGATGCAAAAACGCGGTATCGAAGAAAAAATAGGCGGTCAGTACAAAATTGTAGAATCATTTTATGAGCAAATGCCAAGAACGCTTTATGAGTGTTTTGATGGTGGCGAATTTCGTAATAAGTTTAAGCATAGAGAGTATTTCAAAAATGATAATGAACTTATCGAGTGGATTAATTCACAAAAGTTAAAGGTATTTTTTGTAGAATCAATAATTTCAAAAGAATCAATTAAGCCATTGATAAAAAGGATGAAACCTTATGAGTCGGAATGGTTAACTAACAAAGAGGAATTAATGGAAATGTTGGAAAACTACAACTTTATACTAGAAGAACGCCAAAAATTAGTTTAGCCAGATAATGAATCATTGAATCAAATAAGCATCTATCAAATGGTAGGTGCTTTTTTCATGCCTATTTTCGGAGGTGAAAACCCATGATAAACCCGCTAAAAGGATTGTTCCGCTCCCGTGATAAGCCTAAAAATCGTATTGGCAGCGCATTTTCGTTTCTGTTTGGCAGTACTACCAGTGGTAAGACAGTTAATGAACGGACTGCAATGCAATCAGCTGCAGTGTATGCCTGCGTGAGGATACTATCTGAGGCTATAGCTGGACTTCCGTTACACGTTTATCAGTACCGAATGGACGGAAGCAAAGAACGTATACCACAACATCCGCTATACTATCTGCTTCATAATGAGCCTAACCCAGAGATGACTTCATTTGTGTTCCGAGAAACACTGATGAGTCATCTTTTACTTTGGGGCAATGCCTATGCGCAGATATTGAGGAACGGTCGTGGACAGCCAATCGCACTATATCCTTTGCTTCCAAACAAAATGAAAGTAAGTCGAGCTTCAAACGGAGAATTGGTATACACCTACCGCAGAGATTTCGAAGAAAGTCGGATCAATCCCAACAGCGGAACAGTGATACTCCGCAGAGATGAAATACTCCACATACCCGGACTCGGATTTGACGGTCTCATCGGATACAGTCCTATTGCTATGGCTAAAAACGCCATCGGCATGTCGCTTGCGACTGAAGAATACGGTGCTTCATTCTTCGCAAACGGAGCAAATCCAGGTGGTGTGCTGGAGCATCCCGGTGTAATCAAGGATATCCAGAGAGTCAAGGACAGCTGGAACAGCGCCTATCAAGGCAGTGGAAATGCCCATAGAATCGCTGTGCTGGAGGAAGGAATGAAGTTTCAGGCAATCGGTATTCCTCCGGAGCAGGCTCAATTTTTGGAGACACGTAAATTCCAGATTAACGAAATTGCAAGGATATTCCGTATACCTCCTCACATGGTGGGTGACCTTGAAAAGTCCAGTTTCTCCAACATCGAGCAGCAATCGGAGGAGTTCGTAAAATACACGCTTAACCCATGGGTGGTGAGATGGGAGCAGAGTCTTCAGCAATCGCTTCTATTGCCATCTGAGAAAAACTCAATCTTTATTAAGTTCAATGTTGACGGTCTGCTTCGTGGCGACTACCAGAGCAGGATGAACGGATATGCAGTCGGGCGGCAGAACGGCTGGCTGTCAGCGAATGATATCCGGGAGCTTGAAGATATGAACCGTATTCCTGCCGAAGAAGGCGGTGATCTGTATCTGGTAAACGGTAACATGCTTCCACTTTCACAGGCAGGCAATTTTTATCAAAAGGAGGTTAACAGCCAATGAGGAAATTTTGGAATTGGGTGCGAGATGAAACTACCGGAGAACGCACCTTATACCTCAACGGAGAAATTTCAGACGAGACCTGGTATGGCGACGAAGTGACCCCAAAGATGTTTAGAGACGAACTAATGGCAGGCACAGGTGACGTCACGGTTTGGATTAACTCGCCCGGCGGGGATGTATTTGCGGCTGCGCAGATATATAACATGCTGATGGATTATACCGGCAAGGTCACAGTTAAAATTGATGGCCTTGCTGCAAGCGCCGCTTCTGTCATTGCTATGGCTGGCGGCGATGTATATATGTCGCCGGTATCCATGATGATGATCCATAACCCTTCGACAATTGCCATTGGTGATAGCGAGGAAATGCTCCGTGCCAAGGCATTGCTGGATGAGGTCAAGGAAAGCATCATAAATGCTTACGAACTGAAATCAGGCCTTTCCCGAGCAAAGATCTCTCACCTCATGGATGCAGAGACATGGATGAATGCGAATAAAGCTATTGAGCTCGGATTTGCAGATAAAATTCTGTTCATGGAGAGCGATGAGCGCATTCCTCTGGATACAGGACAAGGCCTTATATTCTCTCGTGCAGCGGTGTACAACTCTCTGCTTGGGAAGATGCCCAAGAAACCAAAACCAAAAACCGGTACCCCAATAGAGCAGCTGGAAAAGCGGCTCTTTTTAATTTCTCACTAATTTGAAGGAGGAACATCAAAATGAATAAGATTCTTGAACTGCGTGAAAAGCGTGCAAAGGCTTGGGATGCTGCAAAAGCGTTCCTTGACGCCAAGCGTGGCAGTGATGGGCTTCTGTCAGCCGAGGATACTGCTACCTATGAAAAAATGGAAAACGAAGTTGTGGCTCTGGGCAAGGAAATCGAACGTCTTGAGCGTCAAGCAGTAATTGATTTAGAGCTTTCCAAAGCTACCAGCAACCCTATAACAAATGCTCCGTCCAAGGTGGCTGAGGAAAAGACTGGTCGTGCATCCGCTGAGTACAAAAAAGCTTTCTGGAGTGCTATGCGTACTCGCGCAGGAGAAGGACTTGATCCAAACGTAAGGAATGCCCTACAAATCGGTACTGATTCAGAGGGAGGTTATCTGGTTCCCGATGAATTTGAGCGTACTCTTGTAGAAGCACTCGAGGATGAGAATATCTTCCGTACCCTGGCCAACGTTATCACTACTTCTTCCGGGGATAGAAAAATACCAGTTGTAGCGACTAAAGGTACTGCCGCATGGATCGACGAGGAAGGAACCATTCCCGAGAGCGATGACAACTTTGGTCAGGTATCTATTGGGGCATATAAGCTTGGCACTTTGATAAAGGTTTCCGAGGAACTGCTGAATGACTCTGTGTTTGACCTTGAAGCCTACATCTCCAGAGAGTTCGCTCGCCGTATTGGCAATAAGGAAGAAGAAGCATTTTTCACGGGTGATGGCTCTGGAAAACCAACTGGTATTCTCGCCGCTACAGGTGGGGCACAAGTCGGTGTGACTACTGCAAGTGCTACGTCAATTACTATGGACGAGGTGCTCGATCTGTTCTACAGTTTGAAAGCACCATACCGTAACAGAGCAGTGTTTGTCATGAACGATGCTACTGTCAAGGCTATCCGCAAGCTAAAGGATGGTCAGGGTCAGTATCTCTGGCAACCGTCCGTCCAGGCAGGTACGCCTGACACTATTCTGAATCGACCGCTATATACTTCGGCATATATGCCCACTATTGCCGCGGCCGCAAAGACCGTTGTATTTGGCGACTTCAGCTATTATTGGGTAGCCGATCGTCAAGGACGTGTATTTAGAAGACTCAACGAGCTCTTTGCCGTCACTGGACAGGTTGGTTTCGTTGCCACTCAGCGCGTAGACGGCAAGCTGATCCTGCCAGAGGCCATTAAGGTTCTTCAGCAGCATGCTTAAGGAGGGCTGAGTTATGAGCTATACCACTAAGAATTACATGGAAGATGGCGGCGATAAGTGGGTTATTGGTGGCGCATTGGAAATTCTGCCGGGAGCCTCGGTAACGGGACTTCCTGTCGCGGAGAACCAAACTGACAGTGTCGCATCTGATGTCGCAGAACTCACAGCGGATTTTAATGCCTTGCTTACTAAACTGAAAGCAGCAGGGCTGATGGCAGCTGACGAAGAGTGAGTGGAAGGAGGCGTCCAGCATGGCGGTATCAAATAATCTTTTACCCAAGGTCAAAGCAAACCTTATCCTCACTCACGACACGGACGATGACCTTCTGCTGAGCTTCATTAGTGCCGCCGTGTCCTACGCCGAGAGCTATCAACACGTTACTACCGGATGGTATGAAACACACACAATGCCACCAACCACAGAACAGGCTATTATCATGCTGTCGAGCCATTTCTATGAAAGCAGAGATGGCTCGACAGCAGGCTTCTATGCGGACAACGTTCAGGCGGGACAACAGGTATGGAATACGGTGAATTTGTTATTGAGGCTCGACCGGGAGTGGGGTGTTTAATGTGAGCTTTGGAAAGATGAACACATTCATTGATATTATTAGCACAGTGCCTGCCAAGGATGAGGAAGGCTTCGCAGCTGTCGACGATACCATCCTCGCATCTGTTCGGGCGTACAAGGAGGATCGCCACGGCAGCGAGCGATGGAGGAACATGGCGGTGTTCTCTACAGCGTCCTCCCTATTCCGGTTCAGGAAGATACCTAACCTAGAGGTTACTGCCGGAATGATTATCACCTGTGCTGAAGGTCGGTATCGTATACTCAGTGCGGAGGATGTGCGAGGGCGCGGTATGTATATCGAGGTTCTGGCTGAACGGCTAGAGCCATCAGTGAGGTGAGATATATGGCTAAAGTTAGTGTAAAGATGCCTGATGAATTCCTTCTGCGTATATCCCGGCTTGGTGACCAGATCGACGTTATCGCTCCACGGGTGCTTGAGGTCGGCGGTAAGGTTGTGTTGGAGAAGGTCAAAGGTAATCTTCGAACAGCCATTGGCAAGGGAACTAAACACCCATCAAGAACAACAGGTGAGCTGCTCTCCTCCCTGGGGCTATCGGAAGCCAAGCAGGACAGGGATGGCAACTTTAATGTGAAGGTCGGCTTCGCTGAGCCGCGTTCAGATGGAGAGAGCAACGCCAAGATCGCCAACATCATCGAATACGGTAAACACGGCCAGCCCGCTAAGCCATTTCTCAGGCCTGCACGGACAGCGTCCCGTAAACCCTGCACCGAAGCCATGATCGCCAAGCTGGAGGAGGAAATCGGCAAACTATGAGCATTTTATCGGAACTAAATACCCTTATATCCGCCGTGCCACTTCCTGTGGAGACCGGCATTTTTTCAGGCATGGCACCGGATGAGTATGTAGTCATTCTCCCGCTTTCGGATATTTTCGTAGTCCATGCAGATAACCGTCCTGGCTTTGAGGTGCAGGAAGCGCGGATATCACTGTTT